TTGGTGAAACTGGTAGCCATAATTCAAAACCTCATGGATTATTTGCGAAGGCTTTTCTTGTAAGCAATCAGCTTGGTACGGTCGCCCGTCCGGTTTGCTTCTGCTTCAAGTTCAGCCAATTTTTTGCTGCTGTTCGATGGCGCGGCATTGCTGCGCAGATTCGTATCAGCAGGAGCGGGTTTGGTTGGTTTCGACACTTTCAGATCCTTTTCGAGCTTGCCGATTTCGGCAGCAAACTTGGCGAGATTGGTGATTTTTGACAGGCGTTCGAGTTGGGCAGGATTTTTGCCGAGTGCGTATACAAGCAACGCAGGATTATCAGCAGCTTCAAGCAAGATGCTTTGTCGCGTCTGGTCGAAGATGGACACCACCTCCTCCTCAGCTTCGGCAAAGTCTTTGGCCTTGAGTTTCTTTGCATTCTCCTGATACGCCGTGCGCTTGGCTTCGGCTTCGCGGATCAGTGCTTGCTGTTGCTCCTGCTGTTTTGCCTTGGCCTTTTCGACCTCGCGGCTTTGCTCATACCAAGCAAGCAATTTCACTTCATGCTCGTCTGGATCCCAGTCACACGACTCAAGCGTAGGCTTGGGTGGCAACTCTGGAACGGCAGTTTGTGGCTGTTGGGCTTTGCGCAGTTGCTCTAACTCACGTTCGGCTTGACGAAGCTTCCGGTCTTTTTCGCGCTCACGTTTGCGCATGTTGCGAATGACCGATGACGCATCTTCATCACCATCATCTTCACTCTCTTGGGCTTCATCGTCTGACGGCTCGCCAAACGTCACTTCAACTTCGCCATCATCAGCCGGATCGTTCTCAGCTTCGTTGGTGTCAGTGTCAGCATTCAGATCGTCGTCCGGTAATTGCTCAGACGGATCTGCGCCCAAGCTTTCATCAGCCTGTTGTGTCATAAAAACCTCGATTGCTCAGTCTTAGATAGGCGACTGGACGCCTTGTGGGAGTTGCGGCATGGGTGTCGGATTGGTCTCAACACTCGCCGCGATTTGTTGCTGGTTCTGCTGCTGTGAGCCTTGCATAGCCGACAACATTTGTAGGATTTGTGCCATTTGCGCGTTTTGCTGCTGCTGTGCTTCCATCATGATCTTGATGGTTTCAGCATTGGCCTTATCAGCCTGCGCTAGTGTGTGGGCGGTCTTGGCGCGTGCAGCTTCAGCATTGGCTTGAGCTTCCTCGCCCATCTTCTGCATGAGTTGGGTTTGTGCATCAGGCGGCTGATTAGCCATTGCTGCTGCTTGCTCTTGCTGCTCTTTGATTTCGTCGTCAGTTGGCTCTACTGCGCCCATCGCAAGTAGTTTCTTGCGGCCAAACTTAGCGAGATCAGACAGCCCTTCGCCGTCCAAGTTGCTCACAATCGTGGCTGAGATGACGGCTTGCAACTCAGGATCAGGCGTAACAGGCAGCATCTTGAGCAGGTTTGACACGGTTTTTTCACGACGAGACGCAAACGACGCGCCCACATCAACAGCCACGTCATACTTGCCGTCGGACAGATTGTTCTCGTATTTCAGCACATTGTCTTTCATGGTCGGCTGATTGATCACAATCGTATCTTCAGTGTCGTCATGCCATACCGCACGCATTTCACGACCATCCTCGTCGTAAAGTTCTTGTGCCATCGACAGCCAGACGCAGCCACTATGCCGCATTGCTTTAGCCATGTTGTCCATGTAGATAAACGCCTGCATGTCTAGGCGCTCATGGATCTTCTCGACGGTTTCGGTTGCGATATTACTGACCATTTGGTCGGCGTTTTGCTGATTGCCGGTCAGTTCGGCAATGTCCACGCCCGCCACTTGAATCAGCGCGGTCATAGCCTGCGGCAGTTGTGGCGGCTGTGTGTATGCAATAGGCGCAGGCGGCAGTTTGTTGCCGCTTGCATCGGTAGTCTGATTGATCAGCAGATACGGATAATCCTCAACCGCATCATCTGCCCACATGTCTTCTTTGCCCGCGATTTGTTCGGGCGTAAAGATTGGTTTTTGCTTGTAGCCACTCGCCGCAATCTCGACCAGTGCTGACGTAATCGTGTTGTAAATCTGCTGTGGATCGCGAGCAATGCGCACATGACCCCATGCCCGTTCGACACCATCAATAAACATCCGCTTGCCATACATCGGGATGATCGGGATGTACTTGCCTGCAATGTAGCCATGATCTTCAAGCACGCCTGACGCATCAATCACGTACAAATGCACCTTGCGGCATTTGATTGTTTTGGTGCGTGCGCGATAGTAGCCTTGAGCTTCAAGCGACCGAATCTGATCAGCCAATTCTTCGGCTTCTTCCTCAGACTCGTTTAGCTTTACTTCATCTTTGGCGGTGTCATGTTTGTAGAAGGCGAGTTTTTGCTTAACTTCTTCAACTTCGTAGTATTCAGCGACATTGACCACATCAGCCGAGAACCACTCAAATGAGTATTGGCTCTTTTCAACCACATCAAACGACGATGGCGACTTGCCGAACCGCTCCTCGTAAGCGTCGGGTGTCATGCTGATGATATGCCATGCATACTTGGCATCAGCCTTGTCTTGACGCTTGGCTGACACATCAAAAAACACGGTTTGATCAGCATCAAAGATTGGCTCTAAGACGATGCGCTGGCGGTCGTCATCCTCATCTTCTTCATCTTCGTACTTGGCTTTGATCTTCCATGCACCGATACCGCCTGCGACAGCTTCTTCAAAAGCGTTGTCGTAGGCTTCTTGACCATTGCAGTCTTGTTCATCGGCACGATACAGGCCGTTCATGTTTTCGGCAGTTTCTTTGCTGCCTGATGAGTCTTTGCTCTTGAAATTGACAGTAATTCGATTGTTACGGTATTCGCTGAACAGCCGAGTGACCGCCAAAGACACTTTGTTGACTTCGAACTTCGGGCGGTTTTCAAACTGCTGACCGAGATTATCTTCCCACTGTGCACCTTGGACAAACGCGAACCGACGATCTTCAAGACACTGCGCTCTGTTGTCGCGCTGTGGGTCATAAGTCGCGTCAAAGCCACGCATAGCGCGGTCATGCACTTGCGTGAGTTTGTCAGTCGTGGTCATTATCTGCGGTTCCAATGATGTGTGCGCTTGGGCATGGATGGTGGCGGTGGCGGTGGCGTGACGTACATCGCTTGGACAGATAGCGCCAGATACCGAAACGCATCAGCAGCATGACTTGCCCAGTCGTGGACAGGACGAGCCTTAAACTCCCCCATCTTGTCGTTGTACTCGCGCCGATAGTTGCTTAATGCGTGCAAGCCTGCCGAGCATTTGTCCGTGTCAAACCAGCAGCTAGACAAAATCTGTCGGCTCGCTTCGATACCATCTTCAATCGGCACGTTTTTGACGATCTCAAAGTTGATGCCAAGCTTCTTGGCGGTCTCAATCCGAGATACACCCGATCCAAGTTCACGCACTGCGATGTCATGGGGGGCAAAGTGCTTGCCATACAGATAGCCGCGTTGCTCTAGGATGCGCGCATAGTGCGGCAGACCCTCGCCAGTGGCTTCGTAGTAGTCAACGACGCGGACTTCTTTGCCCACGACCTGCACAAACCAAATCGTTGTTGAGTCGCTAACACCCAAATCCCAAACCGTGTGGACTTTGAGCGCCGGATCAATAGGGACGCGAGTAATCCGCCCATCACTGCGAGCTTTAGCCAATTCGTTTTTGTACACAGCACCATCGGCAATGTATTTGGGACGACCTAGCCAAATATTGTCATACGCTTCGGGGTCGCTCTCTCTTAGCTTCTCAGCTTCGATTTTGAGCAACTCAGGGCAATGCGGGTTGTCCGTGTAGTTGATCTGCACCACTGTGCAATCGTCGCGCTGCTTCTCAATATAATCAGCGTACACAGGATCAGTCGGCAAATATGGGTTGAGACTAAACACTACAATCGCGTTGGGTGTGCGCAACACTGTAGGGATCAGGATAGATAGACTGCGCTGACTGATGGTCTGGGCTTCTTCAATCCATGTGATCGTCGCGCCTTCAAACGATTTGATCGATGCAACCGTGTGCTGTAGCAAGCCGCTAAAACTAAATGTCGTGCCGTTTTTACCGCGTATCTCAGTCTCAAGAATCTCGTAAAACCCTGACAGACCAAGTGCTTCAATGCGATCAGACAACAAGCGATGCACAGACTCTTTAATCGACTTTTGCACCTCGCGACAACACAACACGCGATGCTTGGCTTGCACACCTGCGAGCAATGTAAAGTCTGCAATGCCCCACGATTTGCCACCACCACGACCACCGTGATAGGCGTAAAAGGTCGTGATGGCTTTGTATAGCGGTTTAAATGCGGGTAATGGCTTATAGATGGTGTTAGTCATCAAAGACGACCGTGATTGTGTGGGCTAGATTGCCATTGATTGTCTGCTCAACAATCTGCTTGTCTAGTCCGAGTATCTTGGCTTTGCCCATTGTTGCAGCTACTGCTGCCGACGATTGCGGATTCTCTGCGCCTAATGCGGCCTGACGAGCTTCTTCAAGCTCTTTTAGCAAATCGCCCACTGTCAAATCATGGCGGCGCATGTGTTCGCTGCGGATTTGATTAAGTCTTGCCGCAATCTTGCCGTTATCCAATAACTCCTTTGCCTTGCGATTAACCGTATAATCATTCATATCCTCAGCATCATAAGACTGACGATACGCTTCACTTGCATTACCTAATTCGATGTAAAGACGGCAAAAATTATCCTGCTTTGGTGTTAGCTTGACCTCCGCCATAATGCTCACCCCAAAATGTAAAAAACCGCCTTTCGACGGTGGGTTAAACTTTTTGCCGGACAACAAAAAAGCCCACCGAAGTGAGCTTTGCATAATACGACCAGCATAGTGTTTATATAGCAAATCTATTAACCAGATACAAGCACTTTCAGCTTACCCCGAATCACCTCATCCCACTCATAAATATAACTAATAGCCATATCCTCAAATACCTGCCACGTTTTGAGATAGTTGACCGTACTCATTGCTACGCCT